TGCCCCGTGTAAATGGGCCTTGTTGGGTGGCGCAGCTCAAACCAGAATATACAGAATCTGATCGGGAAAATATTATTGACCGTGCGGCTGATTTGGATGTGATTGCGGCGCAGCAGAAGGGAGCTGAATCATGATCTGCCATGTATCAGACGAATGGATACACGGCGCATCGCTTCGCCCATTCGATGACATTCATATTTTTGAAGTGTGGATTTACGGGAATGTTCGTCGTGTTTGCCGGATCGGTAACGAGTCATTATCAATCACTCCCGGCACTCTTGTGTACTTGGATTGTACTCATGCGGCGCAAAACGTGATCTGCTATGAACCGAATATTCAGGCATGGCGCATTGTTGGAGAAAAGAATGATCGACTGGCATCTATTTTGGTCAAATGTAGACCGAACTGGTGGTAATGATGCTTGCTGGCCGTGGACTGGAAAATTTCGGCCTGACGGGCGTGGACGGATTTGGTTCGATAATCAGCACTGGTTCGTCAATCGTCTTGCATATGAATCTGTCAAAGGACCGATACCAAGAGGGAAGGCCATCGGTAATAGTTGCGGCATGAAGCATTGCTGCAATCCTGGTCATTGGTCGGTGAGATTCGACAAGGTTGGATATATCCGACCGGAAAGACGGAAGAAAAATTTGGTGATGCCTGAGTTAAAACCTCGGGAAAAGTTGGTTCCTATTGTTTTTGGCCTGGAAGCTGCAAAGAAAAATTTCCCTTGATTTGTCGGATTTTTATTCGTAATATGAATCTATATGCTTGGCCGCATAGAATCAGTGAGGATTCACATGCATCGTGGCAGGTTACTGACCTGTTCGGCCAACCCGGTAACGGGACGGTGCAGGTGAATCCTTTTTTACTTAAAGGTAACAAAATGGACGATTTCATATTGATTTTCGCGGCTATTGTCGTGCTATCTCCCGTGTTGTGTCTGGCTTTGTTGTGCTGGGCGCTAAATTCTGTAAAGCCTTGGTAGCTCATCATGAACGTAAAAAAAGGTGATCTGGCGATTGTAATCAAGTCGGCATGCGGGAATGAGGGTCAAATAATAGAAGTTATGAAGTTTCTTGGGACTAATCCAATTTTCCAAAAACGCCAGTGGTTTAAAGGCGGATATGGACTGACTTGGCTGATTAAATTTCAAAATCCTGTTCGAAATACTCGTGGAGTATTATATATTGAATGTCCATGCCCTGACGCATGGCTACGCCCCGTTTCCGGCTTGCCAGAAGTCGATACAATCGACACCGAGCATCCCGTTGAGGAATCGGCATGAAGCGAGAAAAATTTATCACTCGGCCAATCCTTCTGCGCTTCGAGCAACAACGGGAATCGGCAATATCGCTAATCAGAAGTCTTCCGTTAGATGCAGAAAACCCAATTGAGGTTGTCGTGCGCGAAATGGTCAAGGTTCGCGGATTAGATGCCAATGCGCGAATGTGGGTAGGACCGTTAGCAGATATATCCGAACAGGGCTATGTCAACGGTCGAACCTACAGTTGCGAAGTATGGCATGAGCATTTCAAGCGAGAATACCTCCCCGAAGAATTCGATCCCGAGTTATGCAAGGAAATCTACCGGAAATGGGATTTTACACCATCCGGTGAGCGAGTTCTGATCGGCAGCACTACCCAACTGACCGTCAAGGGATTTGCGCAGTATTTGACGCAAGTTGAGGCCTTTGGCGCATCGATTGGCGTGCAGTTTTCGGCGTCACCTAACAAGCGGCGGGCAGTGTAATGGCGTCGAGAAATTATATTGACCCAGATCCCGCGTGGCAATGGCTGGATCAAATTAAAATTGGAGACATCCTGCTAGAACGCGGGAAAAGTGAAAGAACTGTCCGAGAGATAAATCGATACAAAAATGGAACCATGCGCAGCGTTTCTTTCTCTATTTTGCGATGCTCATGGACACATCGATGCTATACGACAGTCACCCGGAGCGAATTAAAAACAAGACGATTTTCTCACTCTGGAAAGCGGAAGGAATCGGCATCCCCTATAGATAAACTGATTGCACATGATCTGATTTATTGGGAAAAAGAAAAACAACGCCTTGATTGCTGCGATGTGAAGGGCATTCGATGAATTATTACAGCCACCACATAGGCGACTTCGATCGCGCAACAAGGCATCTCACACGCCTTGAGCGCAGCGTGTACCGCGATTTGTTGGACGTCTATTACGACACCGAGCAGCCGTTGACATTGGATGTTGCAGCACTGTGCCGGAAAATCATCGCTCGCACCAACGAGGAATCAACGGCTGTTGAACAAGTGCTTAACGAGTTTTTTACGAAAACCCCAACGGGTTGGTATCACGAGCGCTGCGAAGAAGAATTGGATGCCTATCGCACGTCGACCAGCCAAAAATCAATTGCCGGCAAGGCTTCTGCTGCCAAAAGAGCATTGAAACGCCAACAGGCGTTAAACGGAATTCCAACGAGCGTTGAACAGACGATCAACGACACTCCAACTAACCAAGAACCAAGAACCAATAACCATAAACCAGTAAAAACAAAGGAAACGCAATCTTCGATTGCTCCTTGCGATTGGATACCTCAATCGGCATGGTCTGGCTACATGGAAATGCGGAAAAAGAAGCGAAAAGAACCCACAGCACGGGCCGTTGAATTGCTTGTTGCCGAACTTGAAAAACTCAAGGCGCTCGGCCATGACATCGCCGCTGTGCTGGACAAATCGACGCTGAACGGCTGGACAGACGTTTATCCGATCAAGCCTGAACAGAATGCGCGCGGATCGCCAGGCTATACATCGAACAAGGACGCATCACGCGCAGCGGCCGCTGCATCAATTGGACTTGGTGGGAGTTATGGAAATGACACAAGAACTATCGACGCCCAATGCACGTTCCTCCCCGATTGACTGGCTCTTTGGCGAATTGTACGGCATGTACGGTAACCAGTTTTTGGACAAATTTCGCAGCGGACACATTGTTGACGATGTTGACACAGGCATTGAAAACATGAAAATCGTCTGGACTGAGAAAATCCGCAGCAGGCACATGACAATGGGGGAGTTGAAACGCGGATTATCGGCCTGTGATCGCGTCAAGTTTCCGCCGTCTTGGAGCGAGTTTTTGGAGTTGTGCAAGCCATCCGTTGACCCGCTAACTGCCTACTACGAAGCCGTGGCCGGCGTCCAAGCGCGTGCAGCCGGCGAGATGGGCACTTGGTCGCATCCCGCGATCTACTGGGCCGCGATGCCACTTGCATTCGATCTTGGCACGCAGTCCTATTCGCAGATCAAGGGACGGTGGGAGCGAGCGCTATCTGAGCAGATGGATCGCGGCGAATGGGAGTCTATTCCAGTTCCTATGCTGCAGATCGAAGCGCCAGGAAAGGGAAAACTGTCAAAAGAAGGCGCGGCCAAGATGATCGATAACCTGAACGCTGCAGGCGTACTCGAGCCAAAGACCGATCATACGTATTGGTATCGCAACATCTTGGCGCGCGAGAAGAAGGGCGACCGAACACTGACTATGATCCAAAAGAAATTCGCACACGAAGCCGCCGAAGCGCATGGGTATCAGTTATGATCAAATGCATCCAGTGCCAGCATGCGAATATGAAGAAATATCCCAAGCATAGCGAGGTAGGATTGGCGCTATGCATGTTGCGAGAAACGTTGCCGAATGGAATCGTTGTTCTTGGGAGTTTGGAATGCGACCACGATTGCGACAAGTTCCAAGCGGCACCGGTGGATATAGTGGAAAAACGAGTTATTTGGCGCAATAAATACCGATTCAATGGAGATGCAATTCAGTGACTCTTTCCGTAAGAAAACCGGATTTCAAGCGAATCATTCCCAAAGTGGAACCAAAGAAAAGAACCAGACTGTGTGCATTAAAATCATGCCGTAAGCCGTTTTTAAAGCAATCGTCATGGCATATTGCCTGTTCCACTGATTGTGCTATTGCGGTAGTGGCAGAGAAGCGGAAGAGTAATGAGCGAAAAGAACGACAAAAAGGACTCAAATCGATCCAGAAGCGATCAGATTGCATGGAGGAAACCAAGAAGGCGATGCACGCTTATATCAGGGCCAGAGATGAGGGAAAGAAATGTATCTCATGCGATACTGTTCTGGTGAAACTTGGTCGAGTGGGAGGTGATTACGATGCCGGGCACTTTCGATCTGTGGGAAGCGCAAGCCACATGCGATTCGTTGAAAATAACATTCACGGTCAATGCAAGTACTGCAACGATAGACTGAAAGGAAACCAGCTTGAATACGAACGACGTCTACGTATTCGATACGGAGATGATTATGTGGATGAGATCAAAGCAGACAACACCACGCGCAAGTTGACGATTGATGACCTAAGGGCAATCCGTGACCATTACAAACTAAAGCTGAAGGAGATTAAAAATGGCAACAAATGACAATTCGGTCTATGATGAATTGGGAATCAAGGTTTTAGCGTTGATGGAGCAGGCCGACATAAAGCGGATCAACGCGAAACTGGCCTCTCTTTTTCACGTCAACACCAGCTTCATGAAATGCACGCTGGATCGTATGATGGTAAAGGGAACAGTATCTTGCCTGCGCCATGTAAAAGGCCATCTGTATTTTGCATCAAAATTCGACACGAGAAGCGATGTGGTCCCAGTGCGCCACGTGTTTAATGGCCATCCGCACAAGGTTAGCGTACTCGGCACACGGCCAGGTTCAAACGATTACCGGGGCTGGCCATCCAGATTTTGAGGAGATGAAATGAAAAATTTCCTTCAGTTATTGTCAAATGGCGCTATTATTATGCTGTATTCGATAATTGTTTGGCCGTTGTGCATTGCGGCTGATGCGTTTATTGACATGATGGACGCAATGACTGAGGGAAATTAATGGCCAACATTGGACTTTCTGACGCCACAAGCCTTTTGTATAGGGCTATCGCTAATGATCCTTTTCTATGCACATTGTCTATATCGGAAATAACCGAAGTGATGGCCCATCTCACAAGAACGTTTATCCTTGACGAGACAGAAAAAGGATTTACTTGTGGCGACGATTTGAGGTCTCTATGCAGCGGGATAATCAACAGACCATGACATCCGATTATTTCATCGATGAGTTCACTCGGCTGCGATTCGATCCATGCTCCGAAAAGCAGTACCGCGATGCTTTGCTGGCGCTTTGCGAGCTGGTAAGAACCGAGTTCAGCTTGAAATTATCGACTGACATGAATCAGGCAGAATATTCAATGAGGAATGGTCCGACAAATCCGGATTGAATTAATGGTAGCACTGTGAAAGGAGGTGATCCGATAACAGGTTACTTTGCAGATGTTTTGCACTTCACCCGCCGCGATCCCTGAAGAAGAGGCGGCGGGTTATTTTTAGGAATCTTCCTCAAGAATGGAGTTCAAAATATTTAATTTTTCCAGTGTTAAATGCTTCGGCTTGAAGAGAAGGCTTCTGGTAGTATTCTGAAATTCCTTCCAAGCATATGCCAAAGCCTTTTCTTTGGCATATTCTTCTTCCGTAAGGTATGCCGAACAGCGGTAATTCGTTTCGCCAGCCTCACGCAGCGTTTCAAGCTCGAACTTCTTCGCCCAGAAGTCATCACCTGTGTCTGTGTAGAAGTATTTGTTGCCAACTTTTGTAACAGTTTCGTAGCCACTGCTTTCTGTATCGTGGTGAGAACGTTTCGGTTTTACAACGTATACTTGTTGCCCTACTTTGATATCATGTTTCATGATAATCCTTTAGTTGGTAACAGCCTCTTCAGATCCAATCACGCCCATCACGCTTGCCTCTTGCATCACCAGCACATCCTGGCCATCGACGCGGAACGATTGATGTCCGTTGCGGCTGAAAATGATGATGTCGCCCACTTGCAAGGACATGGGGATTACATCCGGCGCTTCAGACTGACGTTTTAGTACATTTTCTGCATTCACAATCAGATCAAGTGTCAGGCCACTGCCAAGCCATTGATCATCAGAAACACCATTGAGCGCATCTACCAGCGTTTGCAAGCACGCCACAACATCCTTGCCAGCACCACTCATCTTCGGGCGACGTCCATTCCCCGCAAATATCACTTTCCCGCGCAACGGCGTATTGAGATGTTCCTCGGTCGGTGGCAGCAGGAATCCCCAGCTTGTCTCTGGTTCTTCGTCGGGAAGTTGTTGAACGATCAGCAAGTCATTTGTAGGAACGATGGTCAAAATAAATCTCCTTTGGTTGTTGACACAGAAAACGATAAGGAATAATATCAAACCCAATAGATAACGGCAAGGGTATATATGAAAATAGACGAGCAGTTTGCCATGAAAATAATTTCGCCGGAAATTGTTGTTCATCTGATTGATGAAAAAATGACTTTTATGCAGATAGCACGATTAAAAATCAATAATGCAATAGATGAAATGATGGATTTTTTGATCATCTGGGCAGCATTATTTCTCATTGCTGTGAGCGCTAGATTATGAAAAATATCGAAGTGAATTTATTGGAATTTCAGGCGCTTCTGAATCTGGAAAGCATGATCAGGATGGCTATGATTTCTCCGTCATCTGGCGAGTTCATTGCTGTGGCTATTCAAGCTCTGGATGCTGTTCGAAAGGATGAAAGCATTGCTCGTCCGAAAGTGTTGCCGCCGATAAGCCGGCCAGCGCCGCAATCGAATGTGTCTGATTTGGCCAGCAACTTAATCAAAAAGGCGATGGGGAAATGATTATTGCTCTTGATTACGACGGAACCTACACCCGATGCCCTGAAATTTGGAACAGGTTTATTGCTGATGCAGTTACAGCGGGACATGAAGTAATTTGCGCGACGATGCGTCATGCATCAGAGCATGTCAATACTATTCCGTGCCGCGTCATATACACGTCCAGAAGGGCGAAATGTCAGTACTTGATGAGCATCGGCATCGAAGTTGACATATGGATTGATAACGATCCTCTTTATATTTTCAATGATGCGTGAAAAATGACTAATAAAATAATGGCGACCTATCAAGTTTCTGTTCAATGCCCTGTGTGCCATATTCCCATGTTCCTTTATGAGGATGATGGTTCAATTGGTTGTGTAATTAGAGATTGCCCTGAAAATGGAAGGCTCTATAAATCGCCGATAGTTGAATTGATGCCTTTCCCAGGAAAGGGAAAAGAAATTTCTGAAAAGAAGATTATCGATCAATTTATGGGAAAATTAACAACATCCGAATTAGTCGGTTTCGCTCGCCGGTATTTGGCATTGCGATCCGGGAATGGAGACGTAGAGTGCATAACTCGAACTTGGGACGGAGAGTCGAGGGGGGAAATTTATGGAGATGAATTAGACAAGAAAATAGATGATTTCCTGAAGGATGAGAAATGATCAAGAAAACTTTCAAGCTCTCGCCATCCCTGTGGCTCGGAAATCGTTCTTTGCGGACGTGCAGCGCCGCCGCTCGCGGATTCTGGGTTGATCTGCTTTGCTTGGTCCACCCAGAAGGACGCTTGCTTTTGAACGGCCATCCAATGAGCGATACCGACATCAGCCGATTGACCGGCGAGCCTGTTAAATCGGTGCGTGCATGGCTCAAGGAATTGGGCGACGCTAACATCTATTCGGTTGACGACAAAGGCCTGTACAGCTCAAAGATGGTCAAGGAATCGAATTTCTCCGATCAGGCTAAGGTGTCGGGAAGTCGCGGGCAGAAGCGGAAGAAAGAGAAAGCCGAAAAAATAACGGTATCGGGAGCACCAATAGTCGATTTGTCAAATATTGAGCCAATTGGGTATGTCGTCAAATCGGTTGAAATAAGGCCGCCCGTTATCCCTCCTACGATTGTCAGCACTACAAACCCAAAGAAAACAGCATCCAAGTCTTTACCATGGTACAAATCACCCGCAGGATGGGTCAGACACGGCCAGTCGCAGGCCACCAGCATGAATGATGGTGAGTCTCTGGATGATTTCAAATTCCGCTTGTCCTGCAAGATCCCGCCCGGGCCTCACATTGAGGAATTGACGTCGTACCACAAGGCAGAAGTATTGCGAATCATTGGCCAGTACGCTCCGAAAGAAGGCGAACAACGTTCAAACTTTGCACAGGATAGGTGATATATGGATCTTTACGAAACTCTCGGCGTATCGTCGGATGCGGATCAGTCTGAAATAAAGCAGGCATTCCGGAAGAAGGCCCAAGAAACGCATCCAGATCGTGATGGTGGCGATAAAGAGGCATTCCAGAAGGTCAACAAGGCCTATGAGGTACTTTCTGTCGAGGAAAGCCGGCAGAGGTACGACAAGACTGGCGACGCAGCGGCCCCGCAGGACAGCGAGACATATTGCCGTAACGCCATTTTTTCCACAATTATGGCGATGATTGATCAGAAAGATGTCGATCATAACGATCTAGTTTCGCTGGCAAGAGCCAATGTAGAAAACTACGTTGCTGGAATGAAACAACAAAAGCAGATGATCGACCGCAAGATCATTACCCGTAACTCAGTATTGGGCCGCCTGACGGAGCCCGACGGCGGGATGATCAAGGAAATGATCAAGGCCGACATAAAAGCATGCGAACAACAAAACGAGAAGATCGATTTGAAGATTCAGCGATCCGGCGAGATTTTGAAGATGCTTGATGGATATTCGTATCGGGCGGAAAGTGTTTCTGGGGCGGCATTCAATCATGCTCAGCAACAATGGTGGAATTCCCAGAATGACGGTAGGGGACAGCAAATAAATCAGCAATCTACGCAAGGAAAATTTTATTCATATTGACTTTTCATGATAAACATGATACGTTGTTATCGCTGACGTATTCAGCTAATCCACTATTAACTCTCGCGAGAAAACACATGAAAACCAAAATGGCACCAATGAAGTCTCACAAGCAAAGTGCTGTGATCAAACCTGGCACCGGAAGCGGTAGCCGTCCGACTGGCGGTAGCACCAAAACGCCAGTATCATCGCCTACCGACAAGCACGGTTTGGACGGTCGGAAAATTCCTGGTTCACTAAAATGAAGTGATAAAGAGCGTACCCTTGCAATTCTCTGAAAGTAGCAAGGCAAGCCAGCACACTACGCCTGATGAGCCATAAATGGCGAAACCATTTGGTCGCGTAGTCCCCTATGTGCTGGTTAGTGGGGGAGTGATCGGAGATGACACCCGGGAAAGACCGGGATTGTAAGTCGTCATGAAGTGAGCCCGCTGTACCTCCGGGGTGCCCCGTGGCTTAGTCGGACTTGATATAGTGGGCTCACTTGATGGCGTGGCATGCGATAGCAGGTAGGCTTGTCCGTATTTCGGAATATCTCGCTTAACTGCCGTAGCGCCATCTTCAGTTGTGGTGAATGCGCAGGCTGATGCGCAATGTTGATAGGACTGCTACTCGACTGCATCGAGGCATCGTTGCAGTAAAGTCCGGCACCGTGGCCATATACGGGCGACAGGAGAGCAGGGTAGGAATACGGCGGCTAAATGCTGCGACCTCACGGCCTTGGCGACATACGGCAGTAACCCGGAGATCAGTACCGGGCACCATTTTTATTTCATCAACCAGGAGATCATCATGAGCAAAGGGTTTCGCAATTTCGTGACTGTTGTGCTGTCCGCCGTCGTCACCATCATCATTTTGACTCTGATCTACTCATCGCCAGCAGAGGCGTTGACGGTTGATGCTAGCAAGCCCGCATTGGTTGTGCATTTGACCGAAGACGAATCGAATCAATGCGACCAAGAGGATGGATGCGAACTGATCACGATGAAAGCCCTGAAAGAGCTGCGGAAACTAGCCGATGAAGCCATCGCAATGAAAAGTACATGCTGGAAACATCTTTAAAAGGACTCGAAATGGCAACCAAAGCACCATCGAAGAAATCGGCAATGCCGAAGAAACCCGTATCTACAGGCATGGGATCGATGTCGATGTCCGATAAGTCCTGGCAGGCTCGTGACGACATGCACACGCTCAAGCAAGCCGAGCAGATCAAGGCAGATCCGAATCGTCATACTGCGGCCGTTCATCACGCCAAGCAAGAAGTCGCTGCAATGCAGAAAGTGGCCAGAAAGAAAGTATGACAACGGAACCTATCCCGATATATGGATACTGTCAAATTGTAGGCGACCGTACTATTCTGGCGTTTTCTCAATACGCTCCTATTCTTGAGAAATATCCCGAATACACATTGAGGAAATTGGTCAAGGCGAATTCGGAATCAAGCGTTGTCGGTTACAGCGTAGTTAAATCGGGAAGGACGGATGGTTTTCTGCATTATCCCTGCAATAAGAAAATGGCCGAAGAGCAGGCAGAACGATACACTCGGATGTTCGGCGCTGCGTATTTTTGCATTCCTTTGGCAGTTGGGAATAAATAATGCCAATACCAGTAATACTTTCCGGATCCACGACTGTCAATGGCGGGATAATCTTGACGGTTCCTGCCAATAGCTATTGGTCTGGAGACATTTTTCTATCGGCAGCGGTGGCCGGCGGGAGTAAGTCCATTTCTTCGGCAAAGATAACGATTCAAGGTGTAGGGTCTAACCCGCCGCCAGGTGATTATCTTCAGCTCAACTTGGTCGCGCAGGCTGACATAGTGAATTCACCGGGATCAGGTGCAGGAGATAGCGCATCAGTTTTAGCACGGTTGGGAATTACCACTTCTGACACGCCGGTATCACTCGTTCTCAACTCGTTCAACACCAGCTCGCAGAGTGCTAGCGCAATCGCTTATCAGTAGGAGATATCATGGGCGACAAGAAAATTGCAGATTTGACCGTCAATGACGTTGCATCTATCATTTATGATTCGACGATACAGATCGCGTTCTTCTATCTGATTGGCAAGGCGTTGCTCTGGCTGTTTCACATTGTATTCTGATCAATGAGCAACTCTCCTTTACTGACTCCCAAGCAAGAGGCATTCTGTATTGCCTACATAGAGACTGGTAACGCCAGCGAGGCGTACCGTCGTGCGTATGATGCGGGGAAGATGAAGCCAGAGACAATCAATAGAAATGCAAAAGTGTTGGTTGATAACAACAAGATAGCAGCAAGACTAACGGAAATACGCAAGCCATCGCTCGAAATGGCTCAAGTAACGCTCGCAGAGCACCTGCGCGACCTCAAGCGACTGAGGGACTTAGCAGAGGCCAGCGAGAAGTACGGACCTGCTGTAGCGGCTGAAATGGCGCGAGGGAAGGTGTCAGGCCTGTACGTCGAGAAGGTCGAGCATAGCGGCAGCGTGACCATCAACGCGACGTCAACCGACGAGAGGCTGTAATGTCGTTTAGCTGGACCGCCAAGCAAGAAGAGGCGCAGAAGATTCTGGCTGGCGACGCCACGCATGTGATGCTTGAGGGCGGATCTCGCAGCGGTAAGACGTTCCTAATAGTGCGCTCAATTGTCATGCGCTCATTGAAGGCACCAGGGAGCCGGCACGCTATTCTTCGCTTCCGCTTCAACCATGTGAAGCAATCGATCATCCTGGACACGTTCCCTGCGGTAATGGCGAAGTGCTTTCCTGGAGTCGAGTATCATATAGACAAGACCGACTGGTACGCCAAGATGCCGGGCGGCAGTGAGATATGGTTTGGCGGGCTGGATGACAAAGAGCGCGTCGAGAAGATTCTGGGTAAGGAGTTCGTGACGATCTTCTTGAACGAAGTCAGCCAGATTCCATTTGCATCGCGTGAGATGGTCGTTACGCGTTTGGCGCAACTTGTGATGCAAGTGATGAACGGCCGGACACCATCGCCGCTCAAGCCCAGGATATATTACGACTGGAACCCGACGAACAAGGCGCACTGGGCGCATAAGATGTTTCGCTTGCTGCTGGCGCCCGATACGGGAAAGCCGCTGGCCAATCCCAATGATTTTGCTATATTCAAGATCAATCCAGAGGATAACAAGGAAAACCTTAACAGCGTCTATCTGGCAGCGCTGGAGGGAATGAGCGCAAAGATGCGCAAGCGGTTCTTGCTTGGTGAGCCTGCAGATGCCACGCCTAATGCCCTATTCGATGATATTGCTATAGAGAAATGGAGAGTAACCGATGGACATCTTCCTGATATGGTTAGGATTGTGGTCGGTGTCGATCCTTCTGGTAGTGGAGATACCGACAATGAGAACAATGATGCGATCGGAATTGTTGTTGGGGGTCTTGGTACTGATGGCAACGGCTACTTGCTTGAAGATTGTACTGTGAAGGCCGGCCCTGGAACGTGGGGCAAGGTCGCAGTCAATGCGTACGAGCGGCATGAGGCCAATGTGATCGTAGGTGAGTCGAACTATGGCGGCGCAATGGTCGAGTTCGTGATCCAGACAGCGAGGCCGCGCACCCCTTACAAGATCGTGACTGCAACACGTGGGAAGCATATTCGCGCCGAACCATTCGGAGCTTTGTACGAGCAAGGTAGAATCCGTCATGCTGGTATGTTCCATGAGCTTGAAGAAGAGTTGTGTTCTTTCTCAACGTCAGGCTATACTGGCGAAGATTCACCGAACCGGGCCGACGCATGGATTTGGGTATTGACCGAGCTATTCGCAGGAATTGTCAAAGAGAAAACCATTCCCAAGCGCGGCGGGCAAGCGGCATCGACGGGTACTTCGTTTATGGCTAATTGATGGAACTACACCGCAAGATCAAAGACAACACCATGTCGGACATGCGCCGGTATGGATGGGTTGTGATGGATTATGACCATCTTGAGGATGCTTGGGTAGGACGAGACGATCAAGGGAACACGTGGAAGCTCGGTGATCGTTGGTTTCTGGAAAGTATGAGATGGTCGCGGTTCGAGATAAACGACAAGTATTATCGCTGCATTAAGTCTGATGATCTGAGGCAGGCTGGTGCTGAGATGATTCCCAAGCGCAATGCCAATGACACGAGGAATTGACATGCAACGCATGACCCACTGGGACGACGTGAAGATGTACAGCATCTTCCACGACTGCGAGATGGCCAGGATCAACGGGTATGACCGTCACGGCCTCGCGCATTGGGTCGAGATACCAACTGGTAAAGGCTACCGAGATCGACGCAATGAGGCGCTGGAGAAGATTCAGGAATCAATCGAGGCTGGCGATCCCGCTGGCGAAGTTCAACAATGAAAGGAAATTGAAATGCATTATCGTAATGGCCGCGAGGCAAAGAATGGCGACAAGATTGTGAAGCTTGAAGGAGGCAAGGTTGTTGCCTATGGCGTGCTCCATAGCGCGGTACCCGGCAATGATTACTGCAATGGGAACATCGCGGTGGTCCAACCGGCAAATGACTACGCCTGCATGGCCGACTGCATCCATGTCGATGACTTGGCCGAAGTTCTGGAAGCACAGGGATTGAACAAGCGCCCAGAGGGGAAGTAATTCCAGCTAAATCCAAATCGCAGAACCGACTGATGCAAGCCGCCGCTCACGATCCAAAGATAGCCAAGAGCACAGTCGTGTCGCAGTCGGTCGCAAAGAAGTTCGTCGCTGAAACGCACGGCAAAAATGTAAGCAAGCTGCCGGAAAAGGTGAAGGGTAAGAAGTGAGTAACGTAACTTGTTTTCCCGTGTGGAAGATCAATGCCACCGCTGCGGAAAAGCTAATTCAGCTTGCCAATTTGGCTAATGAAAAGCCAGAATTGTTTGAAAACATGATGGTCATGTATCAAGGCGAGGGAGAAAGATTCGATTATCTGACTCACGGCGACATCAACACGAGCAGAAGGATCGGTCTTATAGAATTGGTTAAGTTGGATATTGTTCGAGATTCTATTTGGAATGGCAATGATTGAATATCGATACAAACCAAGAATGGACTGCGGAATCTGCGGGAAAGGTTCATACGCATGCAATTGTGATTTCAGTTGCAAGCGATAGTTAAGTGATATAGAATACTTCGCATCGATTGAGCTTGCTATCGATGCAGGTTTTACCGTCAATACTGGGAAGTATCGACATATTCCGATAGAGCTGCAATGGCCCATGGAAACATGAATTTGATAGATGCGACGGTTATCAGCGTGCGGTTGCCCTTAAGTGGGCAATTGGCGTTTGTTGGAGGATAGTTGTGGCTATCGCTACTTCCAGTTCCGATCAAAAGAAGTTACTCGCTGAAAAAGGCGTGAAGCAGCCCAAGTTCACGTCTGGCATGAACCGCTTGCCGACACAGCCACTTACGCCGCAAACCAGTGACGAGCGATCCGATAGCAGGAAGTCCAAGAAAGAGCGCGACAAAGAGCTGGCAGAGGACGCCAAGCTGATCGGGGCCGCAAAGAAGCGGTTCATTGCTGCGCGCAAAGTAGAAGAGACGAACAGAAAAGAGGGCGTCGAGGATCTCAAGTTCCTTAACAATGAGCAATGGAGCCAGTCAGACGCCAGCGCACGCGCTGCAGATGGACGGCCCTGCATCACTGAGAACCGCTTGCCTACGTTCGCCAATCAGATTACGAACGATCAACGCCAGAACCGGCCTAGCATCAACATTAGCCCGATGGGCGACAAGTCATCCAAGAAGTCGGCCAAGACTGCCAGAGGAATGATCCGAGCCATCGAGCGCGATTCGGATGCGGATGTGGCGTACGACACTGGTTTCCAGTCTGCCGTACACAACGGGTGGGGATATTGGCGCGTCATGACCGAGTACGAGTCCGATGAGTCGATGGACAAGGTGCTATGCATTGGTTCGCTGCCTAACCCGATGAATGTGTATCTTGATCCTGGTCGCACGCCGTTCAAGTTAGACGCCAAGTGGGGATTCGTCAGTGAGATGCTGCCGAAAGAAGAGTTTGAGCGCGAGTATCCCGATGCCAGCATGACGCCGTGGGGTGAGACTGGCGTAGGTGATAGCGACAAGGAATGGATCACGACCGACGAGATACGTGTAGCCGAGTATTACTACTTTGACTATGACGAGCGCGAGCTTGTGCAGTTGGATAACGGGCATCAAGGCTGGGGGGACGAGCTAGCCGATGAGATTGTCAATCAGATCGCATCTGGCAAGCTTGAAATCATCTCACGCCGAACTGTTCACACGAAGAAACTAAAGTGGTGCAAGATTACGGCGATTGAAGTGCTTGAACGTGGTGACTGTGACGGACAGTACATCCCGATCATTGAGTGCGACGGGACCGTTCTCAACATCAACGGGAAAGTAACGAAGAAGGGCATCGTGCGCGACGCCAAAGGGCCGCAGCGCATGCTTAACTACTATTCCACGCTCGAGACAGAGAACGTAGCCCTGCAGCCTAAAGCTCCTTGGATCATGGAAGAGGGGCAGATTGAGGGTCACGAGGCAGAATGGAAGCTCGCCAACAAGAAGTCATTCGCCTACCTGACATACAAGGGCACGAACATCGCGGGTAAGCCGGCACCACCGCCGCAGCGTCAACCGTTTGCAGGCCCGCCAGCCGCTATCTTGTCAGCCAAGCAGGGAACTATCGAGGCGTTGCGCGCTGTTACGGGCATCCGATTTGATGCTTCTATGTCCGAGCGCATGCAGGATGAGAGTGGTCGCGCTATCAGGGAGTTGAACCGCAATGCGAACTTGGGAGCGTATCACTATATCGATAACTTCGGCCGCGCATTGAAGAATACCGGCGTCGTGTTGATGGACTTGATCCCTAAGACTTACGACACCAAACGCATCGTTGCTATTTTGGATGAGACTGGTAACGAGGACCGTGTGATGATTAACCCGTTCATGTCGCAAGCACATGGCGAGTCACTGGGAACCACGCCAGAGTCCAGTCAACCATCCAAGATCAAGATGTTCAATCCGAAGATTGGACGCTATCAGGTAACGGTGACGATTGGGCCTAGCTACGCCACGAAACGTATTGAGGCATCCGAGTCGCAACTGGACTTCATGAAGGTTGTTCCGGGAGTTGCTCCGTTGATCGCTGACATCGTGGCCAAGAACAGTGATTGGGATGGCGCCGAAGAGATTGCCGCGCGGATTGCACGCACACAAGATCCGAAACTGTTGCAACCTAACCGCGATGACATGACGCCGCAGATTCAAGCGTTGATTCAAGGGTTGCAGGGTCAATTGCAGCAGCAAAGTATTCAGATGCAACAGTTGGTCAAGGAACTGAACGACCGCCAGAAGGATCGCGACGTCGTATTGACGCAGATCGAGAAGAAGTATGAGGCCGATTTGGTGAAGGTTGCGTCCACGTTCGAGACGAAGATGGAAGAGATAGCAGCCAAGCGCGACGCGACATTACAGGGAACGATTGGCCGTCAATTGGCTGACGTCGCCAAAGCAGTGAAGGCATTCGATCAGATCGGAAAGCAAGGAACAGACAAGGGCGGATCGCGATCGCATCCAGATCATCCAGGGTTCACCATAGAAAATGCCTAGCTTTTACATCACCGCGCCAGATGGATCGCGGCACAAGGTAAATGCACCTGACGGGGCAGATGATAAGTCTATTCTCGGGTTCATTAGCTCGATACTAGGATCGGATACGTCGGCATTGCCCGAAGGATTGACGACGCAGCAGGCTAACAACATGTCGCAGCAGGATTTGAACGCACTTCGCATCAAGTACGCACAGGACCAGCAAGCACAAAGGGCGCTGTCACCATTCGAGCATAAGGCAACAGCACGCGAGGCAGTGGAAGAAAACCCGTTGATGGCGATTCCATACGCTGCAATGGTGCCGGGATATGCCGCAGCAAAGGCGCTTAACCTGTTACCGACCGAAGAATCAACCACGCCACCTAGCATGGCGCAGATAGTTGGTGGGTACGAGGGAATAGGACAGGGATTGGCTAACGCATTTGAGAACAGGATCGCTCAACCTATCGCTCAACTGATCCGTGGGACACAGAATTCAGCAACCTTACCGGCGGGTGTGCCGGGTTCATCCGTGAGATAAATCATGACAATCGAAACAGTATCAGCAGTCGCCGCAGTAGCCAAGCCAGAAGCCGTCAACGCAGAGCCT